CTTTAGCCCCGGGTATTTCGTTAAGCACTGTATAGGAACCCCAAGCTCGTTGTACTTCGTATGATCGCCACTGTTTCAAGATGTTACTACTACTATTTTTCTTATCTTCGCCGCCTATTCCAAATACAAATTCAATATTTGCATCATCAACAGGCATCTCTGGTGTGTTTTCTACTGTTCTATCGCCGCCATTAGCAAAAACTAAGTCGGCATCGGGATAGTGAGCTCTAACTTGTTGTATAAAGTGTATAGCAGTACCGTCTTCGTCATCAAAAGTAAATACCTCATCTACCATGGATAAATTATTAACTATACACAATCTTTCATTCCAAGGCATAAAGGCACGACCTTTTTTGCGCTCTAGCCATTCGTCTGAATTTAATCCAACAATTAGCATATCACCTAAATCTCTTGCTGCCTTAAAATATGCTATGTGACCAGAATGCAAAGGGTCAAAACCCCCTGTTACTAAAACAATTTTCATTCTCTCACTCTGTAATAATCTTTATCTAACCAGGTTGTTAGTATTTCTTCTTGTTTTACAAAACCATACTTATTAACACAATTCTTTACACTTTCATTCACTAAATTACTGTCAATCAAATCGTGCCATGAAGTTTTTTGTGGATCAAACGGAGATATTTCGCTTTTATACACAGCAATATATAACCACATGTCATTTGTATTTTTGTAAAAATAAGCATCGCGGCAGTCAAAACCATTTACTGCTAGCATGTACATCATATTTACAGCGTTATGGTTGAAATAAGAACCATTTGAACTAGAATTGTTTAATCTATTATTTGCATAATAAACCGATTGAGGAATAGAAATAATCAACATTCCATTGACGCTCATCATTTCATTCCACTGACGTAAAGTATAGATTGGGTTAGTAATATATTGAAAGGTGTCATGACACCAAATTAAATCAATTTGCCTACTTATAAATCTGTCAGGATCTTCTAAATCCGCCTCAACTGGTCTAACATTTGGTAAGTCTAAAATGTTTTTTCTAATTTGTTTGACATTTCTATCTACTGCATAACAAAGATAATTCCTAGGTTCTGGTGGTTCATCTCTAGTTTGAAGATTTGCCCACCATTCTATGTTCAAACCCTCGCCGCAGCCAAAATCAGCAATAACTTCTAAACTATCTAAAAAACTGTCATACTGATACAATAAATCTCTAATGAATTGTGTGTGATCGTAACTGGCTTCGGCGTTTTTAAACTGACCCATTTTGTAGAACCTCGATAATAATTTTTTCTTTTAGGGGTTTTAATCTTGATTCAAGTTGATGACAAGCCTCTACTATTTCTCGCTCAGAACCCCAATTTATATTATGAATTAAATTTACTGCCCATCTACCACATGTATCTTTTTCGATTTGAATATTCACAGCATTATTTTTTGGGCGAGCTGTTGAGCATAATGCCCATTCTCGTAATATTTTGTTTGCGTGATCTTTGTAATCCATTACACTACAATATCTTCCATACCGGCTGTGCGTAGTCTCACAACATGTCCTAGCATATAGTTCTTGCTTTCAAGACCTTTCATAACTCCAAGCCATTTGTTTCTAAGCAGAGCAACTTCGTTAATGATAGTCTCAAAGTCAATGACTTCGTCCTCACCATCTGTATATTTCTCAGCGTCGCGAGCTGTAAGAGCTCGGGCATAAGATTCCAAGTATTTTTGAAAATGTTTTCGTCTAATCTTGCGAAGTTGTATATTAAGATAGTTAAGTACAGCCTCGATCTCCTGAAGCTGGTTAAATCTGTGCTCTGTAATACCCGGAAGATTTGCAGCGGACTTTTCAACATTACCTCGTATAAATGTTTCTGTTTTTGCCTGCGCGAGTTCGCCTTCATAATAAGTAATGAAGGCCGGAATTTCTCCAAGATCTGCAACAACACGATTATACCACATCAGTCTTCGTAATCAATTTCTTCGTCTTCGTCGTCGAGATATTCTTCAATAGCACGTTTGGTATAACTATCAGTACCTCCAAACTCTCGTAGTTCTTTGTCGCTTAGATTATCCACAAGCAAACTGACCAAATTGTCAGCGGCTGCTTGCCGTTCTTTGGCGGGAATGTATTCTTTAAGCGTAATATAAGATTCGATTAAGACTTCGACATCAATACTCATTCGACAGTTTCCTCTTCTGGTTGGACAGCAACGGTATCTTGGTGTGGGTTAGCTGCAAAGTCTTTCATAACACGATCAAGACTTTCGTCTTCGTTACGTTCCCAAGCTTTGCGGAATTGCTTGATTACAGTACCATCTGCTAGCGTATATTTAAGACTGTTGCCTTCTTTCTGCAATAATCCTTTACCTTCAAAAAGATCCACAAGTCCGCTGTATGGATTCATTCCTTGCTCGTAAGGAATTTTGACCTGCACACTTTCAAACGGTTTAGCATACCGTGTTTTCATAATTTTACATGCTGCTCTAATACCCTTAACTTCTGAAATCTTGTTGCCATCTTCATCTTCTTTGAGTTTGAGTTTTCTCATTGCAACAACAATCGAACTTGCATAGATAAAGCCTTGTCCGCCTGAAATTTTGTCGTCTGGATCAAACATGTCTTGACTGGCGTATGTGTGATTAGTTGCTACTAGGCCGATGTTCAAACTACCAAACATATTAACACAATTGCGAACCAGTGCTGTTAGTGCTTTAGGCTTACGACCCATGTCACCTTTCAAATCGCCAGCCTCGAACTGATTGACGTCTGTTGGTGTTAGCAACATACCCAAACTGTCTAATACAATTAATACTTTAGGTCTTTGATCTTCGGGTAGAGTTTTGTATTCTTTTACAAACTCTGTAATCATTTTAGCAACATCATCAATCATGGCCATATTGAGTTTGAGAAGTTTGTTCTCACTAGTGTCCACACCGAGTGCATGTAACCACGCTTCATCAAGTGCGTTCTCAGTATCAATGAGAATAACATATATGCCTTGTTCTTGCGCATTCTTGACGAGGTTTCCAGAGCAGATAAAGGATTTACCTGCGCCAGATTCACCAGCAAATACAGTAACTTTACCCATCGGGATGCCCTTATTAAAGTCCCCGCTAATAAGATAGTTAAGAGCGTAGTTGTTTGTGCTGATCCAATCTGTTGGGTCGTTGAATCCAACTGAGATACCGTCAATACTTTTTGTAATACTTTTACGAAATTTTGATACATCAAAAGGTTTAGTTGCCATAATTTTTTCCTTAAATGAATACAGACTCTTTATTAAATGTTTTTAACTGCGCTAATGTATTTTTACATAATTCCCATCCAAGATCAAATATATTGGGTTCATAACAAAATACATTACTCACCCATACTAAACTATTGCTAGGAAATATAGGCAAGTCAAATAAATTTATGTGTTTAAACTTGACAGGATACTTACTCCAATTCAACCACATCTTTTTATCAATTTTTGTAACGTCATAATTGCCGCAAGTATTTTTATAATTTGGACATTCGTTAACCAAAGGATTTTTGTGAATCCATTCAGCATGTTTTAGTTGAATTTGATTATTATCATAAACAGTAATTGATTTCAAATTATTAAATCCAATTTTATCGGCAATTGACATAGTTTTCCATCCACTGGCTAAGCCATACAAATGTTCAACAGTGCAAGTTAGTTTGTCTATTTTAACTGGTTCGGTATTATCTAAATAAACTAAATTTTTACTACGTAAGTACACTTTTAAAAAATTTTCAATTATATAAAGCTGTTTGCTACCTGGTGGATAATGACATCTCTTTTTCAATCCAATGTAGGTATCAGGACTGAATTTTATTATGTCCGAATCTGTAAAAATAGTGCCTTGACTATGTTCATGCTTGTTTCTAAAATTTGTTGTTAGAAAATCACCTACGTATAAAATAACCGATGCTTGTAATGAAGCAGCTTGCTCTATTGCTTGTTCTAGTGTATTAACAATTATACAGTCACTAACAAAATTAATTGCATTATTATTGGCATCAAAAAAAAGTTTAGCCTGGGTAAATCTCAATAAAGGCAAATTATCTATATTGTTAATTATAATAGCGGTTCGCATAACTTTGAGCTATTAAATTATTGTTCTTTAGTGTAGAATGAACGATAATATGTAGGCGTGGTTCATTTGATAAATTAACCACAAAATGTTCATAACTGGTATTCATCATACAACATATACCGGGCGCGAAATTGACATTTCCGAAGTCTTTAAATCTAAATAAACATTGTTCGGGATTAGTAATTGCAATATTAAATTCAAATAATTGATTATCACTTCTGTCTTTGTGTAAAATAATATAACCACCTGGTTCCAGTAACATAAATCTAATTCTTCCGGTATCAGAATCTACAACAAAATTTGATTTAATCCATTCTATGGTATTTGGACATTCAAAAGCTACATCTGTCCAATGCATGTTTGAACCAATTGAACTAGTATTATGTTTATCTAATCCGTAGATAGTCAATGACTTCCATCCTTTATTTTTTAGGCCTCCATAATTGTCAGTTTCTCTATGTGGCACTGCTAAATGTTTGACTTTATTCCATTCATCAAAAATTAAATTGATAGGAACATCTAAGTCTATTTGTAAATAAGGCAATTTTGAATGTTCAATGATCCATTCAGCAGTTGGCCTAAATTTCAAAAGATATTTTATTATTTTCGATTCTGACATTTTTTTTAAAGATATCTGTTAGATCAAAGAAATCTATTTTGAAATTGCCAATTGGTAGAACATTTCCGTGTGGTTCAATCTTGTTTTTTTTACAATATTCAACATATTCAATTGGTGGCTGCATTGTATAGGATCTTGTTAAATTAAAATATACTAGAGCACCAAAATGTGAAAAATTGTTTGTGTCTGTGTCATTAAAATTTGAATCATAATGAATCCATTTATCAAAAGAACTTCTTCCAAGATTTTGATAATGTAATTCTATTTGCCAAATTCCAAATTTCAATATACTAGGACCAAAAACATTTTCTATTTGCCAAACACCTTTATTGTCGTTTGTGTATTCTATTCTCGATTGATTTTCAATTTCATGTATGAGACTATTTATTTTATGAAACTTTTCCACAATTTGTTTATTAGATATTTTATCTAAAAGTTCAACAATCTTGTGTTTTTGTTGTATCTTAACCCAACGTTCATGAAGTATATTCAAATTGTTTTGATTTGTAAAATCCACAGAGATATCCATTAGAGGGTCTAACCCTAACTTGGCGAAAATGGTATTACAATGCTCAAGACAATCTAGTAGAACTGATATTACACTTGCAGATCTAAAGGATGAACAAGCCACATGAAACTGATTTTTTTTAGTTTTGTTCAAAGATTCTACCCAATAACTTGCAACATCTATGTTATCAACATCTATGTCAAGATAATCTTTGGTTTTATCCCATATCAAACGCATAAAAAAATAAAGGTGGATATTTCTACCCACCTTATTTTATTATTATTTGCTACGATTACGAATCATGGCCAAGATGTCCTCGGCTCGCTGACTGGAAGGTTTGGTTGCTGCTGCCTGTACTGGAGCAGTAGCTACTGGTGCGTCATCTTCCTCATCTGCGTCAAATGGTGCAGCCGATTGAACTGCGGCAGGTGCTGCCTTGGCTGCTGGAGCAGGTGCAGCAGTCTCTACATCATCACCACCACGACCTTGGAAGCCGCTGGGCTTGTAGTATTGACTCCACCGATCTGGATCGTATGCTTGACCATCTACTGACGCTTCAAACATTTCTTTGAGAACTTTTAGTTCTACTTCGCCCGGACGCTTGGGCAAGAAGTCTGCCAAGTTGTAAAGACCAAAACTGTCAATGGCACCTTGTTCTTGTGCTGTTAGTGCAGTTTCTTTACGACTCCACTTGCTTGTAGAATAGTCTGCATAACCACCTTTACTGGTTTTTGTAACAGTAAAATCCAACCCGGCGGTGTAATCTGTAGGCATGCTTTCT